GAGAAGAATCGGCTTGGTTTGAAGGAATGGTTAAAAAGTTGAAGTTTGATAGAAGAAAAGTGGCTCAGGAGTTGGAATGTAATTTCTTGGGTTCAGGTGATAACGTTTTTGATTCGGAATTGATGCAAGATATTTCTAAAAATCAATTGAGAGAACCGTTAGCTAAAATGATGGGTGGTTCACTTTGGATTTTTAAAGAACCTGAAAATGGTCATAAATATGTTATGGGTGTTGACGTATCAAGAGGAGACTCTGAAGATTTTAGTTGTATCCAAATAATTGACTTTGATACAAGAGAACAAGTACTTGAATACGTTGGAAAAGTTCCACCAGATATTACCGCGGAAATTGCTTATAAGTGGGGAAGTATGTATACTGCATATTGTGTTGTAGATTTAACTGGTGGAATGGGGGTTGCTACAGCAAGAAAAATGCAAGAAATGGGATACCAAGGAGGTATGTATGTTGATAATGTAGACCCAAACAATAAGTGGAAGTGGGACCCAAAAATGAATGAAAAAATACCAGGTATTAACTTCAACAATAAAAGAGTTCAAATTATTGCATCATTAGAAGAAGCATGTAGACACGATTTTAAAATATATTCTCAAAGACTATATAACGAAATGAATACATTTATCTACGTAAATGGTAGACCTGACCATCAAAAAGGTCATCATGATGACTGTATTATGGGTATTTCTATGGCAATATATGTTGCAGAAAAATCATTTCAATCTTTACAAAAAGTAGTTAATCATACAAAGGCAATGTTAAATTCTTGGACATCAGTTGTAAACGAGAATAAAAATACTTCAGATTACTTCAATCCTATGATTCCTCAAATGGGAAGACAAAATCCTTATAATAACCAAGGAGCTACTAAAGCCGATTATCAAAAATATGGATGGTTATTTGGTGCGAAATAACTATTTATATTATCAAGGTAATAAGTAAAATTGTAATATGGCAGAACAGAACATGACGGTTTGGCAACGATTGTCGCAAACATTTGGACCTAATTCACTTTTAGGACAAGATTATCCAACATTTAAGTTTGATAAAAAGGAATTGTTGCGTACAACAAACAAACAAGAATACGAAACCGAAAAACTACAGGCACAACAAACTTTTTATTTAGCGAATCAATGGGCTAAGGTTGAGAATAACTTATATTCTCAAGCAATTTATTATGAGCCAACAAGATTATCTTCACAGTATGATTATGAATCAATGGAATATACTCCTGAGATTTCTGCGGCGTTGGACATTTATGCTGAAGAATCTACTACAACAAACGAAGATGGATTTATATTACAAATTTATTCAGAATCAAAAAGAATTAAGGGTGTATTAGCCGACTTGTTTAATAATGCATTAGATATTAATACTAACTTACCAATGTGGACAAGAAACACTTGTAAGTATGGTGATAATTTTGTGTATTTGAAATTAGACCCTGAAAAAGGAGTTGTTGGTGTTCAACAATTACCAACAATTGAGATTGAGAGACATGAAGTTGGTGTTAGCCAAAAGATTTCAGTAGATATTACTAAAGAATTAGATAAGGACAAAAAAGCATTACACTTTACTTGGAAGAACAAAAACATGGAATTCCAATCATGGGAAATTGCTCACTTCAGATTATTAGGTGACGATAGAAAACTACCTTATGGTACTTCTATGTTAGAAAAAGCTAGAAGAACTTGGAAGCAACTTTTATTGTGTGAAGACGCTATGTTAATCTACAGAACGTCAAGAGCACCTGAAAGAAGAATCTTTAAAGTGTTTGTTGGAAATATGAATGATGATGATGTTGAGGCATATGTACAACGTGTTGCAAATAAGTTTAAAAGAGAACAAATTGTTGATAGTAAGACAGGTAACGTAGATATGAGATTTAACCAAATGGCGGTTGACCAAGATTATTTCGTTCCTGTAAGAGACCCAGCGGCACCAAGCCCAATTGACACATTACCAGGGGCGACAAACTTATCAGAAATTGCTGATATTGAATATATTCAAAAGAAACTATTAACTGCTCTTCGTGTACCTAAGGCTTTCTTAGGATTTGAAGAAGTTGTTGGTGACGGAAAAAATCTTGCATTACAAGATATTAGATTCGCACGTACTATTAATAGGATTCAAAAAAGTATGATTCAGGAACTTAATAAAATTGCAATTGTGCATTTATTTTTATTAGGTTTTGAAGATGAATTACAAAACTTTACATTAGGATTAACTAACCCATCTACACAGGCAGATTTACTCAAAGTAGACATTTGGAAAGAAAAAATATTATTATATAAAGACTTGGTTGCTGACCCAGGAAACGGTATTCAAGCAACATCATCTACTTGGGCTAAGAAACATATCTTTGGTTGGTCAGATGAAGAAATTAGACTTGACCTACAACAACAAAGAATTGAAAGAGCAGTTGGAGAAGAACTTAAAGCAACACCAACAGTCATTACTAAAACAGGTATCTTTGATAATATTGACAAACTTTACGGAAGTCCTTCAGGGGCAACTCCATCAGCAGGGGCTTCAACAACTCCAAGTGGAACTGAAGAATTAGGACCACCTCCAGGTGGAGATGTAGGAGCACCACCACCTCCAGCAGGCGGAGAAGAGTTAGGGGGAGAAGCGCCTCCACCGACAGAAGAAGGACCACCAATACCGGAATCAAAATTAAATAACTTAAACATGTTGATTGAAAATAACTTAATTGATGGTGCAACGTTCATAGATTTAGGTCACGCACAAGAATCTTTAGGAGAAATTTCAAAAGAATTGGATAAGTTACTAAACTCCTAATATTTATTAAAAAATATTAAGATGACCTTCGGTAAAATAAAATCCATAATTGAAAAAAATCTTCTTGAGTCGTATCAGAATGAAAAAGAATTCAAGAAATCTTTGAGAGAATTCAAACATAATGTTTTGAATGATAAGTCTATTTCAAAGGCTTATTCCGTGTATGACCAACTAAGTACACCTCAGGGATTATCAGAATCTGATGCGAAAGAATTTTTAGAGGAAGGTGTGAATCTTTTAGGTAGAATTTTACCATCTATTAAACTTCCAAAAACTTTGGAAGAATCAGCCGAAAACAAATACTCTGATATTGATACGTTAGTTTATACTAACAAATTAAATCTTCATGAAAGAATTCAATCAAAAAGAAATATCATTTCTGTTTTAACATCTAATTCAAAAACAGTAAAAGAATCAATCAATATACCAATTAAATCTATGGTTAATATTGCAAATCAAACTTTAAGAACTTATATTGAAACTTTAGATGAAAATACTAAAAAAGAATTTTTTCAATTAATTTCTGAAGATTCTAAATCCCTTGAAACAAAGTTTGAAACTTTAAAAGAAAGTACTATTACTAAATTGCAGTCTATTTTAGACAAAGAAGAGGAGTTTGAGTTGAAAACAAAAATTTCTGAAACAATAGATAGACTTAAGACTGAAAAGTTTGACCAAGTTAATTTCTTAAAACTTAAAAATTTAGAAGAATCAATTTAAGACATTTTTTTCTTCTGAATATAAATTGCCTTCAAAATTTTCTTTCTGTTTACTACAGAAGGTTTAGTGTATTCTTTTCTGTCTAAAAGTTTTTGATTCTGTTTTGTTTTAATAACTTTTGACTTAAGCGTCTTGAGAGCTCTTTCAATATTCTCTCCATTTTTAATTTCTATTATTATCATATTAAACAAATATCTTGAAAACTTGAAAAATTTTTGACATTGATGGTTATATGTGTTATTTTTTTAATGAAAATAAACATAATAACAATGAAAATTAATGAAGAAAGGCAAAAGTGTAAAGTTGAATTTATACAATCCTATTAAATCAGTCTATGGAACAGTTGATTCCAAAAACCTAAAATCTGTATATATTAACATCCAATCTTGGATTACACCGAAATATGACACTGAAAATTGGAATCGTATTGTCGGTAATTTAAACAGAGAAATAAAACATTCTGTATTCAATTCAATCAATCAAAAAATTTTCCAAGAAAAAAGTATTGTTGATTTAGATTTAAGAACAAGCGGAATATCCCATGGAAAAAAATCTTTTTTCAACTTAGAGGTGAATCTTTTTACAATATCAGAATTAGATTTCAAATCAAATGAAATCAAAGATTCAGTAAAACAAATCGTACGAAACATTTTTAAGAACAACATTGTAGAAAACAAACATTTTGAATTTTCAATTTCTAAAAAAGACAATAAAGAATAAACTTATCAATACCGTATATTTATCATAAAAGATTAGATGAAAAATTTAAGAATTTTAGAGGCTAGCGAAATTGGTCATGGTATACTAATTGAAATGGATGCTGGTCATGTATCCCCAAAAGATAGACTTAATGCCGACATTTTAAAAGAAGCTGCAAATATGGATTATAGAAATCCATTTGAATTTTATGCGGTTTTACAAAAATACGATACTCCAAATAGAAATGGTAGATTTTATCCTGAAAGGATTTTGAAAAGAGAAGCTGAAAATTATAAGAAAGCAATTGCTAAAGGTTTATCTACTTCAGAATTAAATCACCCTGAATCTTCTTTAATTGACTTAGATAGAGTATCTCACATTATTACTGATATATGGTGGGATAAAAATATTTTGATGGGTAAACTTAAATTGTTAACATCACCAGGATTTCATGAAAGAGGTATTGTGTCAACTAAAGGTGACCAAGCGGCTAACTTAATGAGACAAGGTGTTACGATGGGTGTCTCCTCAAGAGGAGTTGGTTCCTTAAAAAAGGTTGGAGAAAGAAATGAAGTTCAAGATGATTTTGAATTAATTTGTTTTGACTTAGTATCATCACCATCAACACCAGGTGCTTATTTATTTTCTAATCCTGATGATAGAAACAAGTACGAGGAGAATTTAGAAGAAGAAACAAAATATAAACAACAACAACAATCCCAATCAGGTTCAATGGATAAGTCACTTGACTTAATGAAAAAATTAAACGATTTTTTGGGAAAATAATATTATGGACGAAAAATTTTTTGTAGCAAAAATTCAGTATGATTTACCTGATGAAAATTCTGGTAAAATCAAAAAAATTAGAGAAGAGAAACTTGTTAAAGGTTTTTCAGTGACAGACGTGGAAGCTAAAGTCACAAAAAGATATGAGGGCTTTACTCACGATTGGAGAATAACCTCAGTTTCGGAAAGTAAAATTGACGAAGTAATTGAATAAAGTGGTCTTGTACCACTTTTTTTTATTTAAGAACATATTTATAGTAAATTAAAAAATATGTTATTCAATTGCTCAATACAAATATCAGGTATAGGTTCAAATAAATTAGTCAGCGGAAATACTTGGAGTAGTTGTGCTGCATACCTTGAAGGGACTGGCGATGTTATCAGTTCTATCAATATTCAAAAACAAAATTTTATTGGTAATAACACATCATCAAATGAGTCTTATAATTTAACTTTAAAGGATAACGTTACAAGTACAACGTCATCATATATAATCTATGATACTTATGCTAATGTTATTTCTTGGGTGAATTCTCAAACAGGAAAAACTTTACAAAACTTACAATATCAAAATAGAACATTTGTCCAAATATAAAAAAACAACTTTTTTATGTTTTGACACTATTTATTAGTTAAATAATTAAATATTTTCATGCAAGAAACTAAAAAAAATCCAGTTGAAGAGGCACTTATTCAAATGAAAAATGTTGAAGAAGCTATCGCCGAAAATGCAAAAGGAATACTTGCTTCTACTATGAAGGAAGAAATCAATCAATTAGTAAAAGAATCTCTTTCTGAACAAGATGAGGTTGACTTAGATGCTGAAATTGACGTAGATGACGCAGAAGATGATGTAGACACAGAAATGGATACAGACATTGATGTTGAAGATGACGTTGATTTAGACGCAGATAATGTGGATGATATGGACATTGATATGGA